CCGGCAACACAAGCATATGTTGACCGCGCACTACTGAAGAGGGCGCAACAGAACAACATTCTCGGACAGTTCGGGCAGAATAAAACCCTGCCTGCCAAGTCCACCAAGACCAGCATTTTCCGGCGCTATAACCGGTTGCCTGCTGCAACTGTTCCATTGACTGAGGGCGTTACCCCTACCGGTAAGACCCTGACCAAAACTGACATCTCGGTAACTATCCAGCAGTTCGGTGACTTCATCACCATTACTGACGTTATCCTTGATACCCATACCGATCCTGTCTTGCAGGAATCCCAAGACATCCTTGGTGAGCAGGCCGGTGAGACATGGGACGTGCTGCGCTTCGGCGTGCTGAAGGCCGGAACCAACGTTCTGTATGCCAACGGGACCAGCCGTGCCACCGTAAACAACGTGTTCACCCGTGACCAGCTTCGTACCGCTGTTCGTATCCTCAAGAAGCAGCTTGCCAAGCCTATTACCAACATCATCAAGGCCGGGCCTAACATCGGTACTTTCCCGATTCCAAAGGCGTTCATTCTGGTTTGCCACTCTGACGCACAACCTGATTTTGAGCGGTTGAGCGACTGGAAGCCAGTGCAGCAATACGCTTCTGCCATGGGCCTGATTGAAGGTGAAGTCGGTTCGGTTGGTGAGCTCCGTGTCGTATTTGACAACAACTGTGTGCCTTGGGCTGATGCTGGTACTACCGCCTCCACCAACAGCACCTTGTCAACCACCGGCACCAACAGCGACGTTTACCCGCTGCTGATCTTCGGAGCCGATGCTTACGGTACAGTTGCCCTGGCTGGCAAGAATGCCGTGTCAACCTTTGTCAACAACCCTAAATCCATTACCGGTGATGAACTGGCGCAACGTGGTTCAGTTGGCTGGAAGGGCTACACCGCAAGCGTAATCCTTCAGGATGCTTTCATGCTTCGCCTTGAAACCGCACTGAAAGGCTAATTCACAACAGATAGGGGGAGCAATCCCCCTTGAACACTGAAAGGAGTAACACCATGCAACCTAACATTATTACCGGTATTCTTGCCGCAACCGGCGCGGCTATGAACGTTCAACTTGGTTTCAAGCCAAAGAAAGTGCTGATCATCAACGAGACAACCCAGATCGGTCTTGAGTGGACCGACACCATGGCAGCAGGCAAAGGATTAAAGACCCTGCAAGCCGGGACTCGCAGCTTTATCGCTTCTGGCGGTATTTCTCAGTTCGCCGGTTCAACTGGCCCTGTTGCCCTTACCGGCACCCTGGCGGTGACCGCAGGCAGCGCAGCCGTAACCGGATCAGGCACCAAGTTTCTGAGCGAGGCCAAGGTTGGCGACATTCTGGCAGTTCCCGGCGTTGGCGCGGTTGGTATCGGCGGGGCCGCAACAACTGACCAAATGTACATCAAAGTCATTGCCATTGCTTCCGATACCGCCCTTACCGCCCAAGTGGTTGCTGATTATACCGCCTCCGGCAAGGCTGCATTCAACACCAGTGGCATTGCTGAAGGCTTCACGCTCGGCACCGACTCTGTAAACACCAACACCAACGTGCTGCATTACGTAGCATACCGCACCATGTAACAGGCAACGGGGGAAGGCTCAAACCTTCCCCCTTCTCTAAATCCAAGGAGGCAACAAATGAGCGAAGAATCAAAAACCAGCGCCCCGAGCGCAGCAGCACCAGCCAAGAAGAAGGCGGCACCCCCACGCAAGAAACCAGCACCGGCAAAAACAGAGCAGCCAGCAGCAGCGACAAAAACGACAGCCAAGGAATCGGCACCAATCAACGACGGCGATCCTACGGAAAGAACCCGCAAGGAGCTGGCTACAGAAAAGAAAGTTACGGTTGTTATCAACTCAACCGCTGAAGATAAAGACGATGTGTTTGTAGCCCTGAACGGCTTTGCTTTCACGATCCAGCGCGATAAGGAAGTTCAGATACCGTTCAGCGTGTATCAAGTCCTGATGGATGCCAAAAGCACCGTGTACCGTCAGGTAAAGCGTGAAGACGGCGAAGGTATGCAGATGGTGGAAACTGAAATTCAGCGTTTCTCAATGAGCGCGAGGTTCTAAATGAGCTACGGCATAACCTATTACGGCATTGAAGGATTGGCACCAGTCACGGCGCGAGTCACCCGCAAGCTTGACGGCAATGTTCTTACTGCCTCCGGCTGGGGTACATCTTCGCCGGTTGATATTGACCTGACAGAAGACGTGTTGATTCCCGGTAAGTACACAGGAACGGCAAACTTTGAGCCTGGTAATGGGGGAGTCTACACCGTAGCGCTATATCTTGGTTCGGTTCTGCTGTTTGAAATGGATTGCCTCTATAAGTCCCGGCAGCAGACCGTTCTACAGATTATCAATGAAGTTCAAAAGAGTTTCCGCCTCCCGCAATCAACGCTGATCACCGATGCACATGCAGCCTTGCTGCTTGGGTTTGCAAATGAAGTGCAGCTTGATTACGTGGCAGAGTTTTGTCAGTGGGAAGAGGCCAAGGTAAGGGCGGCATTCAACACGGTTGCCGGTAGATCGGTTTACAGCATATGCCCCTTGCAAGACCTGTGTATTGACACTATTGCGGAAATGAGGATCGGAACCAGCGACCCTTTGACAAAACCACCAGTTAACCAATTTCGGCAGAGCGTCAGGACAATTACAGATTACAGCCAGCCCACTTCATACGGACACTTTGGTAGATCTGGTACGGCCTTGTTGGTAGAGCTAAACCCGACACCTGACAGCGTGTACCGAATTAATGCCGATTTACTGATAAAGCCGCAACGGATGGTCCTTGCAGACGATATCCCTCTTCTTGATCAGGACATTATTACGCTTGGAGTAAAACTGCTTTGCAGGAAAGACCAGGGCGAGGACATTGCCGCCGAACTTGCAGCATTTCAGGCTAAGTTGTCATTGCGTGGCGGGGCATACGGTGAAGGGCAATCCACGGAGATAGATTTTCTATGATTGGTGAAATCCTACGCATAAACGACTTTACCGGCGGGGAATCGTCCATATACCCGTTTATGGCTACCCCGAAGAAATATTCTCTCAAGATGCAGAATTGCCACATATCCGAAACAGGAGGCTTGGCAAAGATGCCGGGTTATACCCGCGTCAATACCAACTATGTTGATTTGAACATCAAAACCGGCTTTGAGTACAAAAAGAATAACGGGACCACTGTTGTTCTTGCCGCCGGTAACGGTAGGGTGCTGAAAATTGATACTGATGTCCCGATTACATTAAGCGATTTGGCTACCGGATTCGATGCCAATGCAAAAATGTGGTTCGCTCAATTCAACAATATTTGCGTGTTCAGCAACGGAGTTGACGCACCTAAAAAGTACGACGGAACAACTGTTTCAAGTATCGGGGGATTGCCTTCAGGAACAAAGTTTTGCAAGCCCCATGTTCACAAAGGCCGGTTGTGGTGGACTGATAGCGCAAACCGGATGATGGCCTACCATTCGGCACTGTTGGCGATTGATGATTACACTTCCGCTGACAATGCCGGATATATCGACTTCAGCTTTGTGCTTCCAGTTGGTGACGAACTGCAAGAAATACTGACCTACGTTGACCTGCTTGTCTTCATCTTTAGAAACCACGTCGTCATATATTCCGGCACTGATCCAACGCAAGGCGGGGATTTTAGCATCGTTCAGATCATATCAGGCGTGGGCGGCGTATCTCCTGACTCTACCCTGCCAATAGGTAGCGACCTTCTATTTATCCATGACTCAGGCATCAAATCACTCAAACAGGCTGTTGCCACCGGCAATATGACGGTTGGTGATGTTTCCAAGGACGAAGTTACCGCCATTCAGCGGGAAATCAGAATAGCGCTTGCAACCGGCAAGTCCTTTGCTGTTGCACACTACCCACAGCGTGGCTGGTCCTGCTTTCTGATCAACGAAGTGGTTTGGATATACTCGTACAACTGGAGAGCCTGGGGACGGATGGTGAACGCCGATGTCTTCGGGTTAATGAATCTCATGGATGGCAGTATGTATCTGCTTGGGACCGGCTACATCTACAATTACGGCGGTTCATGGAGCTTTGACGGTGCAGCAATCAATATGTCGTGGGAAAGCGCATGGATTGCTTACAGCCGTTCAAATTACAAAGGCTATCCCAAAATCATGGAAATAATGTTCGGCAAGGGTGTTGATACTGACGTGTTCGTGGGCGTTTCCCATGACATGAACGTGGATATACCCGGCAATGTCCAGACTATCCCCGGCACCTCGTTTATGGACACCGTGCAACCCAACCCATGGGATGAATCTTTTTATATGGATCAGGCTATTGAGTTCGGGCCAATGCGGTTGCCGGTCTTCGGATGCGGGAAAGCTGTTCAGGTTACTATCTCAAACATATCAACCGACGGCCCCATTGAGTGGACAAACATTCTGATGCGGGGCGTGATAGGCGGTACATTATGAGTTTTGAACGGCCAAAAGGTGTAACCAGATTCCAAACTCTTTCAGCACAGAGAGCACCCTTACCGTCTGCTGAACTTGATGCAGAGTTCAATGCTCTTATGGATGCCTTGAACACATTTTCTGTTGACCCTCAGCAAAGCACTGAATGGTTCGATCCAGGGAAGGTATGTACCTATGTAAACTCCACTACCTTTACGGCAGAAGGTGACGAGACAATCACCTTCCCAAGCACTATAAGGGTAAAGACGCTGTGTGCTTCAACGGAATATTCAGAGGTTACATCAAGTAGTTATTCGGCGGGAACCAACGAGACTACTGTTGTTTTGGCAGATGAAGTGCTTGTAAGCCCCATCGTGGCTGTCCATGTTTCAGTTGTTAAGCCGATTGCAATCAATGGATCGATTACCCCGCAGATGATCCAAGCGCAACCGTATGACGCTTTGCTGGCAGCAATGGCAGCATTAACCACAGCAGCAAATAAGATGATATATGCCACCGGTGCCGATACCGTTGCTCTATGTGATTTGAGCGCCTTTGCACGCACCCTGCTTGATGATGTAGACGCTGCTGCAATGAGAACTACGATCGGGGCCACCGCTGAAGACGTTCAGGACGCAGCAGCTAGCCTATTCACCAGCGGCACGCACTCGCAAGTATCGTTTGCCTATGACGATACCAACAACAAGATAAACGTAACCGTCGCCAACCCTGTTTCTAACGCAACCAACGCAACCAATGCAGGCAATGCAGATACCGTAGATGGTTATCATGCGGCCACGTTTTTGACAGCCGTTAGCAATGTTACATTTTTAGGTGCAGTTGTGTGGCCTAGCAATGGTTATCACACAGACATGCAGAGATTTACTCGTCTGAATGGCGGTACATTTGATGTAGCCAGCTCAGCAACAACAACGGATAACTAATGCTTTTACAGGGGAATAATTATGAAATATGCAAGCACACTAGATAAAAATGGCATTGAGACGGTAGTGGTTGTTCTGCCGCTTGAGCAAGTTCCGTTATTTGATCCAGCAAACCCACCGCAACCGAATACGTATGGTGTTGATGACAGTGTTCAGATTGGATGGGTAAAAAGTGGCGATGCTTTTGTGTCACCTCCAACAGTACCACCTACACCAGTAACCACAGTCACTATGCGTCAAGCCCGTTTGCAACTTGCAGTATTAGGGAAATATCAGGACGTCAATAACGCCGTGGCCTCAATGGGTGATGCTGCTCAAATTGAATGGGAATATGCCATTGACGTGGAACGCAGCAACGCTATTACACAGGCTATGATTGCCCTGCTTGGCTGGACTGAAGTGGAAACAGACGCATATTTCGAGGCTGCAAGTAAACTTTAAGAATGGTGGACAAGCCGCCATATAACACACAAGGAGAATAAAAATGAAAAAGCTCGTATTGATGGCCCTGTTACTGTGTAGCACTATCGCATTCGCCCAACCTTCTGTAGATCAGATCAAAGCCGCTCAAGAGGATTGGGACCAGCGATTTGTACCGCTGTTTAATTACAGTGGATGCGTCAACAACGGTTCGATGGGTTACGATGTAGACAAGCCTGGTGTGATGGTTTCTTGGCAACGGACTGATGGTGTCATTGAACAGTACGGCGCCAGCATGTCACCTCTTGAGTATTACAACGGTGTGCTGATGGGCGGTAGCGGAGAGTAAACCATGAAGCGTTACCTGCTCAATCAACTGGTGGCTGCAGACATTGCAGTAAATGCCCTGCTTGGTGGTAGTCCATACGAAACCATTAGTGAGCGCTGCTATAGACATCGGGAACATTGGGCGGGTGCGCTGACGGTCGGCTTCATTGATTGGCTGTTCCGGCTGTTTGGTCAGCAGGACCACTGCAAAAACTCAGATGAAGGCAACGAGGCGGATTACGAGGTGTGGGGATGAAGGCAATCAACTAGGCATACAGAAAGGTTAACAATGATAAATACCATGAGCATATGTCCAGAATGTTACAGAAAAATACCTGCTGATATTGTAGTGCATGACGGTTCAGCGTGGATGCACAAGGAGTGCCCTGTTCACGGCAAGTTTGTTGCTATGGTGGAGAAAGACGCCTCCATATTAAATACATTCTATAGCACCGCAACAACTGGTCAAAATAAGAGCATTCTTGTTCCTATTACTGACAGCTGCAACATGAAATGTCCATGGTGCTACTACCCTATGACCGACAAAGATTTACAAAGCGCCAAGCATTTCGACCGAACATTGCTTGAAATGAAAATCCAAGGATATAACCTGCTATTATCCGGGGGAGAACCCACGACCAGACCTGACTTTTTCTCATTTACTAAGGAGCTAAGAGAAAAAAACTGGCAACTGTTTCTTATGACCAACATGATTACTTTGTCAGACCCCGATTTTTTTGAAAGTGTGCTTGATGCTGGATACTGCGACCATTCAAAAACGTTGCATGCGTCACTGTCTATGCAGCACCCGAAGAACTATTCAGAAGAGATTTACCGAAAGAAAGTAGGAGCACTGGTAAATCTGGAACGTAACGGACTCAAGGCTAATTGCATTCAATTTAGTATTTCAAGTCTGGAAGAGCTGCAATGGATCAGAACTTTTTACGATGATACTAAGCGCCTATATAATCATGTTCGTATCAGAACCATGTACGGAAACTGGCAGAACAAAAACGCTAAAGATAAGATATGGCTTTCTGATCTACATAAGGAGTTCCTTTCCGAGTTCGGAGATTTAATACCTACAGCGGCCTCCTACCCAGAAACTTCCAACATCTACAGTATTTACATGCGAGATAAATATTGCGGAATTTCGCTCAGTTCAGCACCAACAGTGGAAAATATTGATTTAATGTCATGCAGCAGGCCAACGCTGCAACTCGCTAAAGACGGCAAATGCTATTCAGTTCCAGTTGCTCAGATAGTTTCAGAAGGTATAGACAGAGGCTGGTATAACGGCTTCAAAATACAAGGAGTATAAAAATGATCAATCCTTGGAACACTACAGCAAAATTATTGCACAGGTATAGCCACCCGCCTCAATTCTGCGGGATCGTTATAGCCGCAGTCGCAGTAGTTGGTGTAGGCATGATGGCCTATGGCATGGCTACCGCACCAGGTTCTCCAGAGACGCAGAAACCCCCTCCACCGCCAAATTCCGTTCAGTACGATGATGATGGGGGAATCATAAGTTCGCAGACCTATGACGAGGCAACAAACACATGGATAACGAAAGGACGGGAATTAACTGAAGCACAAAAAGCTGATAAAGCTAAATTAGCCGAACTCAGAACACAGATGTTAGACAACTTGAATACGACTCCTGACGACAGAGTGAAAGCCTATGCCGAATATGCACAATCTTATTCTGATGCTGCACACAAGGACGTTGACCCGCGCTTTGCAGACCTTGGCCGCACAAACGACGAGCAGGCCAACGCACGGGGGATGTTCGGCAGTAGGGCATACGTTGACACTCAGAATGAACTTGCCAAAGATAAGCTGACCCAAGACGCAAATATTGCTGATCAGGCAGTCATGGCAAAGGAGCAGCTTGCCAACAATGACCGCAACTACTGGTCCAACATGCTAAACCAAATTGACAGCGGAGCGAGAGCAGACACTATTGCCCAATCACAGATCAGCAAAAATATGACGGACTCTGCCAATCAATCTTATTCAGGCGTGCTGGCAGCAAATAACATGGCTAACAATAGCATCATGGATAAGTGGAAGGCAGATCAAGCCAAAAGTGCATCGTATGTAAGTTCAGGTTCCAGCATGGCGGGTGGTCTGATGTATCTGTATGGTGGTCAAACCAGTGGCAGTGCCGCAGCTGCCCCCAAAACGTACAAGTTCTAATCAATGGAGTGACACAATGCCAAACACACTTGCAGGTATCGGAGGTTATGCCTCTTTGATGAAAACACAGAAGAATCCATTTGATAGAAATCTAGCCAGCACTCAAGCCGTTATGAACCAAATGCCTAAAGATGGCGGTGTGACCGGCTTAGAGGGTATCGGTAAAATACCACTCATGTATCAGATGGGCGTTGACTCTGCCAACGCCAAGGCTTTCGATGAACAGAAGGCCGCTGACGAACAGCAGCAAATGCAGGGAATCCAGGATTACCAGCGTCAGAAGGATATACAGGATCAGCAAGCAAAAAAACTTGCAATGGCAATAGATCTTTCTAAAGCAGATTATAAGGCAGCTAACCAACTACTTGCACAATCTCAACCAGAATTGGCCGACAAGATAAAATTTACTGGTAATGATAAAGATGGCTGGAAGGATATTGAAGTAAAGGGAGAGGATGGTTATACAACACGCGGGTATCTTAATCCAAAACACTTTGAGGAACTGAACGCAGCAAAACAAGATGGAACCCTGAACCAGGAAACCATAAAGTCACTTTTCAATAAAAACTTTGCCCCATTTGCCAGATACGAAACTAAGGACGTAAATGTGAAGAAAGTGACCGGCCATCTTGTCCGTGATCCAGAGTCATCCACCGGTTACAGCTATGTTGGTGACGACGGTCAGATTATGACTAAAAATGCCCCTACCCCGTCAGAACTGCACCCCCGGCAGGGCGGTAGCGGTTCTGGTGCAGCAGACGCAAAGGACTTCCGCGCATTAACAAATAAGCTGGACGGATTACGTAAAGCCGAAGCCAGCACACAGCGCGGAGTTGATCCATTCACCGGGGCAGTGATACCACCAACAAATATCAACAACGCCTTAGCGACACTACGTAGCCAGATCAGCGATACAGAGGGCTATATTGCTTCAGAGCACCCTGAGCGATGGTCCCGTTACAAGAAGCCTGCTGTTGCTGGTGAAGCCGTTTCTTCGCATGGCGCAGCCGCACCAGCGACCAAGGCTGCACCTATGACGGCAACCAATCCTAAGACTGGACAGCGCATTACTTCGTATGACGGCGGTCAAACCTGGCGATAGGGGTTATTCATGGCTTTACCTGAAGGATTCATACTTGATGTACAGCCACAAAAGGCGGTTAACCTGCCTGATGGCTTTGTGCTGGATACCGCAGAACAGCCGAAGTCTAAAAAGAATTTTATCCGCAAAGCCTTTGATGCGGTCAAGCGTGACTTTACCACTGATTATTACGCTGATGATGAAGCCAACAGGTTTGACCCAGGCGCGTTGAAGGACGCTCCTGGAGTTGCGGCCGGTGCACTGGTAAGCGGCTCAATGGGGGTCGCTGATGGCGTTACCCTGGGACTTACCAAGCCGTTGACCGACAAGGCACGGAAGGAAATGCCGAACGTAGGGTTGACCCCTAACCCGATTACCGACTTTGCCGGTAACTTTGGCGGAGTGGTTGCCCCATGGGGTGCGGTAAGCAAGGGAGTTCAGGTAGCATCCGGCCTAAACAACTTGACCCGAGCTGGCAGAGTGGCAACTCAAGCAGCAACTGGCGGCATTGTCAGCGGTGTAGCTGCACAGAACGCCGGGGATGATGCGGTTAATGCTTCAATGGCGGGTGCTGGCATTGCCGGTGGTATCGGCGGAGCATTTGAATTGCCGGGAGTTGTCAAAGGTTCTGACTGGTTTCGCAATTTAACTATCAAAGAGCGGGGCCTTGTTGTGCAGGACTTGGAGCAAGTTGCGGCTGGCCTGAAGGCCCAAGGATGGAACGAGGGGCAGATTGACGCAAAGCTTGCGCGGCTCGATCCAGCTTACTTTCAGGAGCAGCTTGCCAAGCGTATGCAGCGACCGGCTGAACCAGTTGTACGGAATACCCGGACGACTGAAGCACCGATTGCGGAGCCTGTTGTTGTTAACGAATCAACATCAAAACCCGTTGTCGTTAACGAAACCCCTGTTCGTGCAGCACAAACTATTCAGCCTGTAGCGAAACCAGTTACTGCCCCGGCCTTAATTGCACAGCTGGAAGCCGCACCAGCGCAACCATTGCCAGCATATAACCCGGAGTTAGCGAATCAGTCGGTTAATATTCCGCAGGGATTCGTCTTGGATACTCCCCCGGCAACTGTCAAAGATTCCTTGACAGTTCAACCGGAAGTAACAGCAGATGTACCAAGCGCACAAACTGCTACAGCACCGTCAGTAATGGCGACGCCAGCAAACGCACAGACGCCCCCCGTAGAGTCTTTTGTTTCTCGACCCGAACAATCCCCTTTGTTGCGTCCAGAAAATCAGCCAGAGGCGGCAGGGATTCAGCCAGAGACACAGAATCAATCTGCTGAATATCAGGCAACTGATTTGAAGCCGTCAGTTGATGTAAACCGTCCAGCTTTTACAGATGCCCGTAGCACACTAGACAGCGAAATTGACGCGGCACATGCGCGGGGAGAGCTTACCCCTGAGTTTGTAAAAGAGAAGATGAAGGGTCTATCAGAAGACAGATTGACAGGTTTTCAGGGCGCAACGTTCCACCGCCCTACCCTTGACCTTGCATGGAAAGAGTCACAAGGGGGGCGCGACTTCAGCTATGCTGACATTGATCTTGCCAACTTGGGAGGTCTGAACGCTCACGCTGGCAGCAACAGCAGGGCAGATACTCATTTCAAGGCAATATTTGATATCGTAAAGCAGGAGGTTGTCAAAGACGCTCCTGATGCACGGTTCATTCGTCAAGGTGGTGACGAAGGGTCGATCCTAGCCCCAGACACACCCAGAGAGGTACTTGACAAGGCACTTGCAAGAGCGCACGATAAAGTTCAGGAGTATGCTGTTGCAAACGGGTTGCATGAAATAGCACACCCGAAGCACAAACCGGAAGACCCGCACGCTCCTGGCGTTGGCATTCATTACGGTACAGCTGATTTCAAGGGAGCAAAATCGGTACATGAAGTAATTGAGCTAGCCGATTCTGCAACTGCCAGCATGAAGACAAGGAAGGGGCTGGATCATGTCACACGAAGCCAGAACGAAACGACTGGGGATAGATCATCTCCCACCACAAGAGCAACTCGCGTGGCTGGAGAATCGAGTAGCTCAAGGCCGCAAGCAGGAAGCGGAAGCCAGAGCAGCCGAGAACCAGCAGCAAAAAGCAGCGTAACCCCGTCTCCATCTTCCAAGAGCCACGCCGACACCGGCGGTTATAATCTCGATCCCCCCGGCCCTCAAAATGCGCCTTTTGCACAACAGAAGGTTTCAGCCTTACAACTCCCCGAGATAGTCGAAATTGCAAAGAACCTGATGGGCGGGAAGTATCCGCACATTCTCCGCAAGCTGAACAAGCGTGGCGCTCTTGGTGTATTCAAGACCGGCACCGGCAGTATTGACCTGATAGCCGACCTTGCCAAGACTCCCGGCCTGCTTGAGCGCGTCCTTGCTCACGAAGTAGGCCACTTGGTTGACTGGCTCCCGGATCAGGACATCAAGCGCGGGAATATCCTGGGGCGTATTGCCTCATTGAAGAAGTACATGGGTAGCTTGCTGGCAGAATACGAAGGCGCTCCGGGTGCGACACTTTCCCAAAAGGACAGAACAAGGTTACGCAGTGAGGCAGAAAAAGAACTGAAAGCCAACGAGCGCCCCGATGAAACCGCAATAGAAACCATTACCCGCGAAGTGCCACAATGGAAGTACACCGGCATTGATTCTGAAATGATTAAAGCAATCTGGAACGACACAACGGCGCGGGACAAATACCCGAAGCTGTACCGGGCCCTTTCGGAAATGAGCGACAGCGAGAAAAAGGCGGTATTGGTGCAGGCCATGAAAGGGCTTGTGCATGATCGGCTTTCTCACATGGGTGAACGTGTCCAGGTGGGGACCGAAACTGTTACAGAGGAAGTCAGCCGGACTATTCCTGGCATTCATGCAACCCCTAAAGAGATCAGTAAGCGGTATGCAGAACTGGTACAAGAGGAGATCAGCAAGCGCAACCTTTACAAGCGGGACACTATAAGCCAAGAGTTGAAAGACTTAACCCTACACTGGAAACCGTTCCAGCCGGGGAATGATCCCGGTTACACTGCATACCGTTTTTCATCGGTTGAGCTTTACGCTGATGCCTTCAGCGCACTACTGAACGATCCTGCCAAGGTCCGGCAGATTGCCCCCACCTTTGAAAAAGCGTTCATGTCGTATCTGAACCGCAAGCCGGAAGTGTCTGAAATCTACTACGACATTCAACAGCGGCTGAATAACTCAGACGAGATCATGCAACATCGTCAAGAGAATATCCGCAGCATGTTTGACCGTGGGGAAGCGATCAAGAAAGAATCCGAGCGCAAGCCCCTGGCAGATATCATGCACTCACTCTACAAAGACCTGATTGATAAGAATGCGGACATTAACCTGAAGGTTAAGGCTGTCCAGAAGTCCGGCAAGATTGTTGAGGATGCAGACAATCCTGCCTATTGGGTGGAAACCCTGCCCTATGTTTCGGGCGAGGTCTACAGCCACTTGCACGAAATTGACAGCCTGATACTTGAGCCTATGAAGTTGCACGGCCTGACATCTGACGACCTGGGCGAGTACATGCTATTGAAGCGTATCACCAGTGACCGCGCAGAACTGGCTAACCCGCTGGGCCATACCGCAGAGACAGCAACAGCAGGCCTGAAACATCTTGAGCAGCAACTTGGCCCGGAGAAGTGGCAAGCCCTTACTGAGTATGTTGGAAAGTACAAGGGCATTCGTGAGCGGAACGTGATTGACGTTGTTGATCAGGCCGAAATGTGGCCGGACGACTTCATGCAACATGTCCGTGATAATACCGACTATGCAACCTGGGAGGTTCAGAAGTTCATTGAAGCCAAGTACGGCCGGAGCGTGTCGTCTCAGATTTACAAGCAGGTCGGTACTCTTCAGGAAATCCGCAACCCTTTCATTGCAACCGTGATGAAGGATGCTGCTTTGATCAGGGCGGCGAATACCAAGATCGTGAAGCAGAAAACCACGGACTTTTTGAAAGAGCACTTCCCGGACGAAATCCGCTCAGCAGATACACGCTGGAACGGCAAGACGCATGAACCGGTTGAGCCTTCTGACCCCGATCAGGGCATGATCATGTTTCCGCACAAGGGGGAAGTGCAGGCACTGTATGTGCCGAAGGGAATAGCTGAAACCTTTGCCCGTAGTCCTTACGAAGCCAGCGCAATACTCAAGGCTTGGCAGATGATGAACATTCCCTTGCGTGCCGTGCTGGTTAATCATAACCCCTTGTGGATGGTTGCCAACGTACCCCGTGACTTTATGGGAACATGGAAGAATACACCGGGACTTTCGATTCTCTCACTGCTGAAATACTACGGCAAAGCAGCACCTGAAGCATGGGCGGACGTATTCAAAGGCAAAATGAGTGCAGAAATTCAGGGCATGTTCAAGGACAAGATGCTTGTTACTGACCGGCAGTACACCAGCATTGATGAATCACCTGACACCGAGCTTGACAGGATGCTACAACAGTTCGGTAAATCACCGGTCCAGTACCGCAACAAAGTTATCAAGCCTTTTGCTATGCTTTGGGACGCACTTGGCAATATGGGTAAGTTCACCGAGCGTATCGGAAAACTGGCCGGCCACAAGTACCTAACGGAAAATACCGACATGTCTCCAGAGAAGACCGGCCACATGGTCCGCTCTCGCGTGGGTACTCCTGACGTTCACCGCACCGGCAGGCTACACGCTATCACGAATAACATCTTCCTGTTCTCTAACGTAGCAAAAGAGGGGTGGCGTGCGTCGTGGGAATCTGCCAGCGAAAGCAAAGCAGAATATGCATGGAAGACGGCAGCTTACAATATCATCCCTAAGTTGATGATGGCGGCGGCAGCAGCCGGGGCTTTCGGTGCAGGCGCGAAAAAGATCATGGACAGTGCCAGCAACTATGACAAGACCAACTATCACGTTATTCCACTTGGCTTTGACAGCAAGGGCAAGGGTGTTTACTTCAGAGTGCCTCAGGACTTCACTGGAGCCATGGCGGGGGGCGTCCTATGGAACGCCATGCAGGGCAAGCTTACCGGCAGCAAGAGCGTATTGTCGTATGTGTCCGAGCAATCACCTTACGGCATGAACCCGTATTTATCCGCTGGAACCGATATTGTGCAGATTATGCGGGGGCTCAATCCTTATGATGATTACCGGGGCAAAACGGTAATTTCGGAGCAGGTATTCAAGGCCGCCGACCACCGGAAATATGTTGAGTTTAGTAAGCATATGTCAAACAGCCTGGGGGGTAGCTCTATCTACAGGTTTTCTGGTGATGGTCCAGACAAGGTACAGAGCGAACTTGAAAAGGTGCTGAAGTATCCGGGCGCTAACGTGTTAGGGCGGTTTCTGAAGGTATCTGACCAGGGCGAACGGGAACAGCTGCGGGAAGTAACTCAGGCGGTAGCAGAGAAGGAAGCGCGGCGGTCCCTTGATATAAAAGAGGCGATCGTTAAGGACATCGACCAACAGAAAGGACAGCCTACAGTAAGTGACAAGGTGAAATTATACCGTCAATTGCTTGACGAAAAGAAGATTGATATCGACACCAAGTTCAGCGAGTTCAGGCCACGGTATGAGCGTTACGCAGGCAAGGTGCAGAACAACGCCAAGATTGACGCTATTATTGACGCAGCCGGAGTCAAGGAAAAGTCGGCTCTGCTTCATAGCTATGAAAAAACCCTGCCAGCGGCAGAATATCAGAAGATAGTCGAGCAACTGACGGTAGAGGGCTATATCAAACGAGGCGTATTCAAGGAGATGGCGCTTGAGAAAGCTGGCGTAAAGTGATACAGCAAAGCTGACTGAAAATACATTAAGCAAAGGTGATTATATGACAACATTTTTACAGCAGGTAGATTCTTGGTTTTTGGTGTTTTTGGTCATTGTGTTTGGCGGTTATTTCCTTTGGTCAATCAAGGGGCTTTTCGACGACCTGAAAGCGTCAATCAAGGATTTAAAGGAAACCATTAAGGAACTTTTTGAACATCGAAATGATCACGAAATAAGGCTAACCGCGCTTGAAACCCGCTGCGATATTATAAACAAGGAAGGCGTTTGCAAATGATCGACATTGACAAATTCATAACGTCCTATCTGGTCAACCGAAATCTGAACGATCACCAACGGCATGGGCTGACTGTCCTGCTGAATGCCATAAACGGAGATTCCGAGGTACAAGACATCCGATGGGCCGCGTACATGCTGGCAACCGTCATGCACGAATGCGCTGGTACGTGGTTGCCTATTGAGGAGTACGGACACGGAAAGGGCCGTCCGTATGGCGTAGCAGATCCAGCGACAAGCCAAGTCTACTACGGGCGAGGATACGTCCAGCTGACCTGGAAAGCAAACTACCGTGCAATGAGTAAGGTGATGGGCCTTGATCTTGTTGCTGGTCCAGCTTTGGCGCTGAATACGGTCAATGCGTATAGAATAATGAGTTACGGTATGCGTAACGGGTCTTTTACCGGCGTAGGCTTGAAACGGTTCATCAACGGCACTGGTTGTGATTACGTAGGTGCCCGGAAGATTATCAACGGAACGGATCAGGCGGCTAAAATAGCCGGTTACGCCAGAGAGTTTGAGGCCATGTTAAAGGCTTCCCTGAAATGATCTCCCGCTACTGCTACGAACTGGACACGTATTATTCAGGCACCCCGCCGGAGTGCATTAACTGCGGGCGTTGTACCCGCTTCATGGCAAAGTATTTTGCTAACCAACAAAAAGGAGAGACAAAATGAAGAACTGGAAAACTACGTTATTTGGTGGCATTACCGCAATCGGGTCTTATCTGATTACTATTGACGATGCAATTTTGAAAACAGTGGGGCAAGTTCTTGTAGTGCTTGGTCCGGTGCTCCTGGGTATCTTTGCCAAGGATACCAACGTAACCGGCGGGACGGTGGTTCAGTAATGGAATGGGGCGCTGCCATTGCTTCGCTGCTCGGCATTGTCTTATGGGGCTTGAAGCAATGGCAGTCCAACCAGCCGAAACGCGACCAGGAGAACGCACAGGATGAAATACAACAGGGCCGGAAAGATATTGCAAACGGTGACGCTGCTGCTGTTTCTGATCGTATTGACAGCCTGCTCACACGACAGGGTGATCCTACAGGGCAACCAGGTAGTGAAGTTACAGCAGAACGAATCGGCTCCGTTCTCGGGGTGGCTGGTCCAGCCGGAGGCATTAGCCCGGATACTGGAAAAAGCGGAAGCCTGCCAAGTTAAGAAGTAAGCCTTATTTTAGGTTTGTCCCAAAAAGTAAAATAGCCCCATTCCTTATTTTAAGGTTTGGGGCTTTCTCGTGGCGGATACCAAAACCGCTACCGAAAATTATTAAATTGGTTAAAGCCTAATTAAATCAACGTGTTCCTCATCATGTGGATTAATGTGAATCATCTTGAACTTAAAACGGCTAATGTACTGAGTTATAAAGCATTTAATCCGTTTTACCCCATTCAGTGCTTCTGATTCAGATTCTCTGTGTAAATATTCAGAATTATAGATATTTGTTTTTATTCACATTCAGAGATGCTGAATAATGCGACTTAATGTGAGGATTACCGAACGGATACCGAACGCTCAGAGGCTCTGAAACATATTGATCCCGTTACCGAACATTGCTTTACCGTATGCCTTCATTGCTGCCTGGTTAACATCGTCCAGGGCGTGGCTATATCGCTGAGTAATATAACTGGTTGAGTGTCCTAATGCTTGGGACAGTATATGAACCGCTGCTGTTGCTCCAAGCTCTTTGCTGGCCTTATAGAGAAAGTGGGTAGCGAAGGTATGCCGGAGATCGTGCGGGACCAGGGCGCGGAACTTGGCAGCGGTGGCCTTGTCACCCTTGGCATCATACCGCTTGGCAACACGTTCTTTCATCCGGCAGAATCCAAAATCAGTATTTTTCTTGCACGGGCTTTCTTCATTCTTGGGGGACGGGAATAGCCAACCGTCTTTTGTATGCCGGGTTTGGAGAATCCAGTTTTGTAGGAACAGACCATAGTTTTCAGTAATGGGTATCCTGACGGCCTTCTGCCCCTTGACGGTGGTTTGTATCTCGTTCCTCGTCCACGATATTTCAGATACGCGCAGCTTGATCATATCGGCATGACGCAGGCCGGTATTCAATATGCCGTAGCAAAAATGATACAGGTTCCGCGTCAGGCACTCTCCGAGTAATGCCTGTATCTGTTCTTCATTTTCCAGAATGTTGTCACGGCCTGGGGGGAGATCAAGGCGCCGGACTTTTGCGATATCGGCAGCGGTTTCTTGCAGGCTTGGCAATCTCCGGGCGGAATACCGGTCCAACACGATATTGTAGAGCATGTCAATCAGACATAAACAGGCGTTGACATCACTAGCACCAACAACCTTTGTCCTGGCATCCCGGAACTCTTCTACTTCAAACCGCTCAATTGTTTGCAATACACGTTTACCGAACGTCTTAGAAAGCAGGCCTATTCTGCTACGATAAACACGGTCTGTATTCTTTGACTTTCCATTCACAAGCCGGTTGTCCAGACTTTGCAAAAACAGCTTTTCGGCCTCGCTCCAGGTAATCAGACGCTCTTCACCGGGCATCAGCCTTCCTGAATGTCTAGACGTGACACAATGAGCAAGGTAGGCTTCAGCATCCCCCTTGTTTTGTGATGTCTTGGTGTAGGTCTTGCCTTCCCGCTGAATACGGGTTACATGGCTGGCAGACAATGCCATAGCAAGGCCGCAGTGCTTACACAGAGCTTCTTTCTCTCCGGTATGCACCTTCTTGTACCCTCTGTGCTTGCCGGATTCGTTCTTACACTGGCTGTTAACGCAACGCCACATTTTGCGAACGCTTGCCATTATTTGCCGCGCCGCCCCCCCCCCCAGCTCGGACGGGCGCCCGCC